CAATAACCAGGCCCTCAGCCTCGGTGCGTTCAACCTATCAAGCCCATGCTTGTCAAGGGGGGTAGGTGCAGAGGGGCCATGATCCATGCGGGTTTCTAGGGCTAAGGAGGTGGCTTGACGGGGAAAGGGGGGCTGGGGAGGGAGAGGGTTGGAAAGGGGGCGAACTCTAAATCCTGGGGTGAGGTTCTCTCAAGTTCAGGCCACACCCTCCCTTCCGCGCCCACAAAAAACCAAAAAACATCAGAGGGGAGCGTTGTTAGTGCCAACCTATTGACAGAGGTACACATTATCACTATAACTAATTATATGAAGCTTGTAGGAATACACGTAGAGGAAGAGATATGGCAGAGGGTAAGGGAGAAGGCGGTGAGGGAGCGCACGAGCATATCGGCGGTAGTTAGGGGGTATTTACAGGAATGGGTAGGAGGGAGTCAGGCTCCCGCGCGAGAGGAGGGGGGAGTTTCCGCGAAGCCAGTTAGGAAGGTAGTGAGCGTGCCAGCCAAGGCAGGAAGTAGAAAGGCCGCCAAGTCAGAGCCCCCGCATGCGGGTAGTGGGGGGATGTACCGGAAGCCGGGAGGATTGGGTGGTATTCAAGGGCTGGTGGAGAAGGAGTGAGCGTGGGATGCTGAGCATTCGGGAGGAGGTTGCGATCGAGCGGGCCGCGGGGCGGCTGTTCGGGTGGATTGATGGGACATACAAGCGGGACAAGGAGGTCGGGGATACATTACGGAGGATCATGTTTCCTGGCGTAGTGAAGACGCTCACGGATTTCCTAGATGAGGGCACGCGGCGTCATCGTTGTGAGGCGGCGTATTGGAGGAAGGTAGCGGAGGCGCGGGCGCGGATGCTTTGGGAGGTATGGAATCAAGGCGAGTAAGGAAGGAGAAGCGATGGATAGGGAAGAGGTTACTAAGACGGTTGAAGCGCTCATGCAGCATTTGACGAAGGTAGACCGTCTTCAGTCGTACGTTGAGAATCTCGATAAGCTCCAGGCAATGCAGCGTACCCGTCTGACGTGTCTGGAAGATGACGTGAAAGGGCTTCGAGGTGATCTAAAGGAGCTTCGCGGTGGTTTGGGGGATACAGTCTTCAGTTATGAGGACTGTCTACTGCAGCCACTGCCGCTACCAACGAAGAGCCCAATTCGGGTAATGATACGGAACGGCAGAGTCGAACTGCGAATTGGTCCTCATGAGTGGGCCTGGGACATGAGAACGGGGGAGCTTGCTGAGAGGCATATTCTCAACCTTGGTCACTTTCCTCCATAGGGATGAAGCGTCATCGCGCGCGGGAGGGCGAATGGGTGCAGCCGATCCTGCGTGGGTTCCGGCTGGAGTGCTGTGATTGTGGGTTGGTGCATCGGGTAGACATACGGATAGTGGAGGAGGGAGCGCGCGGGCGGGTACGGCGGAGGGCGGTGCAGTTTCGGGCCTGGCGTGATAGGAGGGCGACATGGCGGGCGAGGCGGGTGGTGGGCGGAGCGAGGCGGAGACAGGATGAAGACTGAGTACCGCATATGGCCGTGGTTGGTCTTGCTGAGCTTGATTTTCTCTTGCTATCAGGCGCATGAGGCGGATGTAGAAGAATGCGGGGTGGATCTGGAGGTATGTCGGGACAGGTTAGCGGCGTGTAGGGGTTACTGCATGGAGACGGGGGATCTGCTGTGGCTGATGGATGGAATGGAGGGTGAGGAGAGGAGTGAATGAAGGCCGAAGACCGCTACGACAGTCTGATCGTGTGGTACTCGTTGAAGTACGGGCGGGATCCGCGCCAGGTGAAGAGGCAGCTACGGACGGAGAGTTGGTTCAACCCGAGGGCGAAGAACAAGAAGACGGGGGCGATGGGGCTGGCGCAGTTCATGATGCCAACCTGGAGAGAATGGCACGACTGCACGCCGGGGATCGAGGCTGAGCCGCAGCCGGGGGACGAGTGGAACCCGGAGAAGGCGATAGCCGCGCACTGTTCGTACATGAGGTGGCTTCAGTGGTTTCTCGGCGGGGCGTTGAGTGAGGCCCTGGCGGGTTACGTGTGGGGGCCGGGCAACGTGAAGGAGTGCATGGGGGAATATGGAAGCGGTTGGTTAGCCAAAGCTCCGAAGGACGCGCGGGAGTACGTTCGCAAGTGCCTGGGTTACGCTGGGGAGGTGATATGATGGAAGACAAGGCTGAGAAGTACGCGGACCCGCATCTCCAGGGCATCCTGGCGCGGATTGCCAAGGATATTGTGGAGGAGTGTGGGCGCGACGCGCCCAGCGAGGATCGCTTCCGGGGGCTTGCCGATCAGATGGAGATGGTGTTGGGTGAGCGGCTGAGTGAACCGGAGCCGGCCAGCGTTTCCTGTCCGCACTGTGGTGGGCCAGTCAAGCTGAGCAAGTAACGTCATCTATGCGTGGGGTGGGGCGGTGAGTGCTTACCTGTAGTGAGCTTCAGAAGCTGATGCAGGCGGCTCGGAAGAATCCGCGCCGCTGGCTTGAGCGCGTCTTCTACATCACGACCAAGGGCAATCCTGGGCAGCCCCCGGTGATGCCATTGGTCTTCAATGATCCCCAGGCAGACATCAATGACGCAATACTCGATCAGCGGAAGAAGAATCGGCCTCCGCGGATCATTGTCTTGAAAAGCCGGCAGCCGGGTATCTCCACCCTCAGTTGTGGCTTTGTTACGGCCACCGCCTGGGCGGTTCCCCACAGTACGTCGATGATTCTCACCCACTTGGACGAGTCCTCTGTGAAGATGCTCGGGAAGTGCGCGTTCGGGCTGGACAACCTTCCACCTGAGATCAAGCCCGTCGAGAAGCGGCGCAAGACCGATCTCATCAAGCTGGACCACATCCAGTGCTCCGATGGCCAGGTGCAGCTGAACTCGGAGATTCAGGTCAGCACGGCCTCGGGCCACGAGCTGTGGCGCGGGATGACCATCCGGGTAGCTCACCTCAGCGAATTCTCGCGCTTCCCGTACCCAGGCAAGACGCTGGGTGGGCTCCTCCAGTCCGTGCCCAAGACGCCGGAGAGCCTGGTTGTGATCGAGAGCACGGCCAACGGTGAGGGCGACGCTTTTCACGAGGAGTGGCTGAGGGCGGAGTCGGGAGAGAGCGACTTCGTACCGATTTTCATTCCATGGTGGAAGCTGCCGGACGCGCGGTTGCCGGTTCCGGTCGGGTTTAGGGCCACGAAGAACGAGTTGGACCTGAAGAAGCACTACAAGCTGAGTGAGGAGCAGCTTGTTTGGTATCGGTACGTGAGCGTTACGGAGTGCTCGGGCGATCCCGACATGTTCAACCAGGAGTTTCCTGCCACGCCGGCGCTGGCCTTCATCACGACCGGCAAGCCTGCGTTTCCGACGAAGCCGTTGTCCGAGATGTACGAGCGCGCGCGCAAGAAGGAGCCGATGCGCGGTGAGGTGCTCGAAACGGAAAGCGGACCTCGGTTCTCTCGTGATGGCGATGGATGCCTGGCGATCTACATTCCTCCGAAGGCTGAGCATGACTACACGATCGGAGGTGATCCAGCTGCTGGAGTTGAAGGTGGAGATTTCTCATGTGCTGCCGTGTACGATCGTCAGACTTCAGAGATCGTGGCCGTGTGGCACGGTACAATCACTCCCATCGAGTTCGGACAGAGGATGATGCAGCTGGGGTTGTTCTACAACACGGCGTGGCTTGCGCCGGAATGCAACGGTGGCCATGGTTTCAGCGTCATTTCCGAAATGAAGCAGTGTTTTTACCCGAAGATCTACGTCTACACACGGCAGGACAAGATCAGGAACACCATCACGAACTTTCTTGGCTGGGAGACGACTTTCCGCACGCGCGGGCTGCTCTTCGATTCGATGCACTGGGCTTTGACCAACCACGAGATCATGATCTGGGACGTGCCTTCTATTGCTGAGCTGAGGTCTATGAGGCGCATGGATGATAGGCGGGCTGAAGGTCTCAAGCATGACGACAGGACATTCGCCATCATGATCGCTTACCGCTGTCACCTTGAGATGCCGATGCAGGACACCGGGATGCCCCCGAGACTCCGCATTCCACCGGACCCGAAAGTTGAGAGCATACTGCGGGACCTGCCCGAGGAGCCGCTCGCCCGGGAGATCTGGATGGACACGGACAGGATTCTGAGGAGCATCAGCACATCGCATCGTCGAGCGCTTGACGAATATGCGCAGATGCCCGATATTGCAGAAGAACAAGCGTGGGACCCGACAGCCAAGAGTTGGATGCCGGACGTACCGTGGTGAGGCGGGCGTCTTGATGGAACATCGGAGGCGGAGGGGATGCGGTTCCAGCGACGAAAAGGTGAGGGGTTTAAGCTCCGGAAACTCCAGCGCATCAGGACGAGCCCGGAGCGGACCCGGATTGAGGCACGTTCCGCTCGGGAGACCCGACGGGATCGGCGGCTCGCGAACAGGACTTGAGCATGCCGAT